CAGAAGAAAATGATGCGTGGCGGTATGGCTAAGAAAAAAATGATGCGTGGTGGCGCAGTAAAGAAAAAATGATGAAACGTAAGTTAATTACATATCTGGGTTTGGGTTTGCTCTATATGGGCAAGCCCTTTACCAGTATTGGAAATTGGTTCTGGAAGAAGCATAAGCAAGTGTTAGATTGGAATGACTAATGCCTGTAATAAATATTGGCTCAAAATTTGTAACACATGCAACAGCACTGACCACAACAAATGACACAGATTGCTATGTCGTACCTGCAAACTTTTCATCTCATGTAGAGCATTTGGTTATTGGCAATAATAGTGGTAGCAATAGAAACTATACACTAAAATATTATCAATCTTCAAATACTACAACACATACTATATTTGAAGCCCATCAGGTAAGCGGTAAAAATTTTGAATCTATATTTACTGTAGATAAACCCTTGTTTCTACATGCTGGCGATAAGATTATTATATCTGCAGATACTGCGGATACTATTACTGTTATTGTTTCTGCTGAAGAGTTCTTTGACCCATCAAGACAGTAGGAGATAGGAGATGGCACGTGTCTCTACCCCAAGCAAAAGCAAAACCACACAAACTAAAACGAAAACAAAATCGCCTAGAAAAACTAGCAACAAGAAAAGCACTAAAACGAAGAGCAAGAGTAGAGTTAATGAAGCTGGCAACTACACTAAGCCAGCACTAAGAAAAAGATTATTTGAAAAGATTAAAGCTGGAACACGTGGCGGCAAAGCAGGTCAGTGGTCAGCGAGAAAAGCGCAGTTGCTTGCCCTTGAGTACAAAAAGGCAGGTGGAGGATACAAAACTTAATAACGTAATATCCTAACGGAGTAAGCAATGGTAGACCCCATCACAGCCATTGCCTCTGCAAAGATGGCCTATGAAGCCATTAAAAAAGGTTTGCAGATAGGCAAAGATATTGAATCAATGGCAGGTGATTTGGGCCGTTGGATGAACGCTATCCATGATGTTAAGAAAGGTCATGAGAAAGCTAAAGGTCGTAAGTTTGGCAGTGTAGAAGAAGAGGCACTTGAAACATTTGCAGCCAAGAAGAAGGCAGAGCAAATGGAAGAAGAGTTGCGTAACTTTGTAAACATGACCTATGGACCAAGTGCATGGTCACAGATTATAAAAATACAAGGACAATTACGTAAGCAAAGACTAGAAGAAGAACGCTTACGCAAACAACAGACAGAAGAAATAATTGTTTGGGGTATGATTATATCCTGTATTGTTTTATTTAGTGGTTTAGTAATATGGGTACTAGCTACCGCTTTTTAACTTGACAAATCAATATAAAGGTGGTATAACTTAGTTATGACATTAAAAGGACCACAAAAAAGTTTAAAGGCTTGGACCAAACAAAAGTGGGGTACTAAGAGTGGGAAGCCGTCTGGAAAAACAGGAGAACGGTACTTACCTGCTGCGGCTATCAAAGCGTTGTCACCGCAGGAGTATGCGTCCACCACCCGTGCTAAACGAGAAGGAACTCGTGCTGGTCAGCAGTTCGTCAGACAGCCTAAAAAGATACAAAAGAAAACAGCCAAGTTCAGAAGGGGAGTATAATGCTACAAGCACTGATAGGTCCAGCGACTGAACTGATTGGTAAGTTTGTTGAAGACAAAGACCAGAAGAATAAGCTGGCACATGAAATTGCTACAATGGCTGAACGTCATGCGCAAGAGTTAGCTAAAGGTCAGCTTGCTATAAACGCAGAAGAAGCTAAGTCACGTAATATATTTGTAGCTGGCTGGAGACCTTTTGTTGGGTGGACATGTGGTCTTGCACTGTGTGTACACTTTTTAATTATTCCCATTGCAGATGTAACAACAGCTTACATGGGGTATTCACCTGTACCTTACCCTGCATTTGATATGGACACACTAATGACTGTACTTCTTGGTATGTTAGGTCTAGGTGGACTGCGTACATATGAAAAGAAAAAAGGTTTAACCAAGTGAGTAACATAGTATTAATACTACGTAAAATGTTTACATACAATCATGTAGGCGATTTGTCGCAGCATAGATTACACACGACACGTTACGAGGACTTGTGTAAGTAATGGCTGTTACAATGGAACGCTTTTTAGAGTGGAAGATACTGCCACGCCTAATGATGCTGGTGATGACCGTTATGTATATCCGTGTTCTTGAGTGGGGAATGAGCCTAGAAGATTTATCTACTGCTCAATCAGCAATGATTAGTGTATGCAGTGGTGCAATGACAGGTGCTTTTGCTGTGTGGTTAGGAAGCGAGAAGAAATGAAGTACATTCGCACACACTTAATAAAACAGCTTGTACAGAGCGAAGGTTTGCGTCTTGAAGTCTATCAAGATACACTTGGCATTGACACTATTGGTGTGGGTAGAAATTTAGAAGACAGAGGTATCACTGACGAAGAGTTAGCTACTCTGGACTTTCCGAACATAGAAGCAGTGTACGAACACGGTATTACTGAAACAGACGCTGCATATCTATTAGAGAATGACGTACAGATAGTTGAGGAAGAACTGGTACGTGCGCACCCTTGCGTAGACAGCTTAGACTCTGTACGTCAGCTTGTACTTGTAGACATGGCATTTAATATGGGTGTGCCACGTTTATGTAAGTTTAAAAAAATGTGGGCTGCGATACATGAAAATGATTTTCGCACTGCCGCAAAAGAAATGCTTGACAGCAGGTGGGCAATTCAGGTAAAATCACGTAGCCATAAACTGGCTCACGCTATGCATCATGGAGAGTTAAAATGACCAAAGAAAATGAAAGTATCGTACACAGAGAGGGTGTAAAAGAGCAACTCTCTAGGCTTGGCATGGACGTATTCTTTTCTGATGAAGAAGTAAAAAAAGATTCAAAGGGTAGGGTCATTGATACTAACCCTATAAAGAAAAGAGCCAAGAAGGTTGTAAAGTCAACTACACCTAAGAAGGTTACTAAGACATCCAGAGTACCACAAAGGCAAAGAGTGCAGAAGTCTGCCTCGCCTACGGGTGCAAAGTTCCTAAGTTTTGTAGAAAACATACTTAATTAATTTTCCCTTATACTGAAGAAGAAGCGGCATGGCTAGAGAACTAAATGAAAGACAACAGAAGTTTCTTGAAGTCCTCTTTGAGGACGCTGGCGGTGACGTAGTTGCCGCTAAGAAACTGGCTGGCTATTCAGAGTCTACTGCTACAACTGCAATTGTAAAAGGTCTCAAGGAAGAGATACTGGAAGCAACGCAGATGTACATGGCACGTAATGCCCCTAAAGCTGCTATGGCTGTAACAGGCGCACTATATGACCCAACTGAACTTGGTATTCGTGATAAGATGGCAGCAGCTAAAGAACTGCTTGACCGCACAGGTTTGATTAAAACAGAGAAGGTGCAGGTAGAGGCAGCAGGTGGTGTTATGCTTATGCCAGCCAAAGCTATAGCAGAAGACGATGACTAGAACAGCAGGGCAGTGGAAGCTACCACAGCCAACGGATATCAAAGAAGAAAACGAATGGGTACAGATACCACGTATTGCACGTACTGTACCATTTGGTTACAAGCAAAACGAAGAAGACCCCGACATTCTTGACCCCATTCCAACTGAGTTGGATTTGCTTGAGAAGGCTAGAGCGTACACAAATCAGTACAGCTATCGTGAGGTAGCTAACTGGCTAAGTACAAATAGCGGTAGATACATCTCACACGTAGGTTTAAGGAAACGGTTAAGCAATGAGCGACAGCGTAAGAACACGGCTAGAAGCCTCCGCAAGTGGGCAGAATATGCGGAAAAGGCAATCGCCAAAGCGCAAGAGATTGAAGAAGCAAGAACAGGCGCAAAAGCCAACGGTTGAGATAAAAGAAACTGTATCCGAAACTGCTGAATTTGAGAGCATAGAAGAAACAGCCAATGTGTTATTTAAACCTAATCCCGGTCCACAGACTGACTTTCTTGCAGCAAGTGAACGTGAAGTACTATACGGTGGTTCAGCAGGGGGTGGTAAATCTTATGCCATGCTTGCAGACCCTTTAAGATACATGGGTCATCCACAGTTTAGTGGATTGCTATTACGACACACAACTGAAGAACTGCGAGAATTGATATTTAAGTCGCAGGAGTTGTACCCAAAAATCTGGCCCGGTATTAAGTGGTCAGAAAGAAAGATGCAGTGGACTGCCCCTTCTGGAGCGAGATTGTGGATGTCCTACCTAGACAGGGATGATGATGTCCTGCGCTATCAGGGTCTAGCTTTTAGCTGGATAGGCTTTGACGAACTGACCCAATGGGCAACGCCCTATGCGTGGAATTACATGCGAAGTCGTCTAAGGTCCACTGCCCCTGACCTACCTATCTTTATGAGGGCTACTACAAACCCCGGTGGTAGAGGACATCATTGGGTAAAGAAAATGTTTATTGACCCAGCCCCATATGGACAAGCATACGATGCGACAGACAGCGAAACAGGAGAGGTACTCAGGTATCCAAGTGGACATAGCAAGGCTGGAAAACCTCTATTTAAAAGAAGGTTTATTCCCGCCCGACTTTCTGACAATCCTTACCTTGCAGAAGCGGGAGACTATGAAGCAATGCTCTTGTCACTCCCAGAGCAGCAAAGAAGACAGTTACTTGAAGGTGATTGGGATATTAAAGAAGGTGCAGCGTTCACAGAGTTTGACCGTAATATTCATGTTGTTGAACCTTTTAGTATTCCTAGCAATTGGGTTAAATTCAGAGCATGTGATTACGGGTATGGTTCTTACAGCGGTGTTGTTTGGTTCGCTGTCTCACCGTCTGAGCAACTCATCGTGTACAGGGAATTGTATGTGTCAAAAGTCTTAGCCACGGACTTAGCAGACATGATATTGGAGTTAGAGGCAGAAGATGGAAATATTAAATATGGTGTCTTGGATAGCAGTCTTTGGCATAAGCGTGGTGATACTGGACCGTCTCTTGCGGAACAAATGGTAAACAGAGGATGTCGTTGGAGACCCTCAGATAGAAGTCGTGGTAGCCGTGTGGCTGGTAAAAATGAAATACACAGACGTTTACAAATAGACGAATTTACGGAAGAGCCAAGACTTGTTTTCTTTAATAGTTGCACGAACATTGTCGCACAATTACCGTCCATCCCCTTGGATAAAAAGAATCCAGAAGATGTGGATACGAAAGCGGAAGACCACTTGTACGATGCGTTGAGATATGGTATAATGTCACGACCACGTTTTAGTATATTTGATTATGACCCTGCTGGTAGACCCGGTGGTGGTATGAGAGTTGCAGACGCTACCTTTGGATACTAAGGAAAAAAGATATGGATGAAGATGATATCATGATTGAAGATGACGCTATTGCATTAGAAGATACAGATGATTCTGTAACTTTTGATGCTGACGTATCTAATATCATTCCATTTATTCTTGAGCGATACAGAAGAGCAGAAGACTATAGGTATCAAGACGAAGACCGTTGGTTAAGAGCCTATCGTAACTATAGAGGATTGTATGGTTCTGATGTACAGTTTACTGAAACAGAAAAGTCACGAGTTTTTATTAAAGTCACCAAGACTAAAACGCTTGCTGCATATGGTCAAATTGTTGATGTTTTGTTTGCCAATAACAAGTTCCCTTTATCTATTGAGCCTACGACTTTACCGGAAGGTGTCGTGGCAGATGTTCATTTTGACCCAAAAGAGCCTGAACAATTACAAGCAGAGACTTCTTTATCTAGCCCGTATGGTTTTAGAGGCGATGGAAAAGATTTGCCACCGGGTGCTACAGCTAAAACTCTGGCTGAAAAACTTGGGCCATTAGAAGATAAACTTGAAGGTGTACAAGAAAAACTAAAAGAAGGTCCGGGTAAAACGCCTACTGCTATTGAATTTAGCCCTGCAATGATTGCAGCTAAAAAGATGCAGAAAAAAATACACGACCAGCTTGAAGAGTCTGGTGCTAATAAAAACCTTCGTAGCAGTTCGTTTGAAATGGCACTGTTCGGTACAGGCATTATGAAAGGTCCATTTGCCAAAGACAAAGAGTATCCTAATTGGGATGATGATGGCAATTATGACCCGTTGTTTAAAACTGTACCGCAAGTAGAACACGTATCTGTTTGGAACTTCTATCCAGACCCTGATGCCAACAATATGGATGAAGCACAGTTTGTAGTAGAGCGTCATAAGATGTCTCGTTCACAAATGCGTCAATTAAAGAAACGCCCATACTTTCGTGGTCAGGTTATTGACGAGTGCATCCAGATGGGCGAGAACTACATCAAAAAGTATTGGGAAGATGACCTAACAGACTACGCACCAGAGCATGGCATTGACCGTTTTGAAGTGCTTGAGTATTGGGGCATGGTAGACACCGATATGCTTGAAGAGCAGGGTGTGGACATTCCATCAGAATTAAGAGACTTTGACGAGTTACAAGCCAATGTGTGGATTTGTAACAACAAACTAATCCGCATGGTTCTTAATCCATTTAAGCCAGCACGTATTCCTTACCATGCAGCACCATATGAATTAAACCCATATTCATTCTTTGGTGTTGGTATTGCAGAAAACATGGATGATACGCAAACACTTATGAATGGCTTTATGCGTATGGCTGTTGACAATGCTGTGTTGTCTGGGAATATGATTGTTGAGGTAGATGAAACAAATCTAGTGCCGGGTCAAGACTTGTCACTATATCCGGGCAAAGTATTCCGCAGACAAGGTGGCGCACCGGGTCAGGCAATATTTGGTACTAAGTTTCCAAATGTATCATCAGAAAATATGATGCTATTTGATAAAGCACGTGTACTTGCAGATGAGTCTACTGGTATGCCTAGCTTTGCACACGGACAGACAGGTGTATCTGGTGTGGGCAGAACTGCTTCTGGCATTTCAATGCTTATGAACGCAGCAAGTGGAAGCATTAAAACTGTAATTAAGAACGTAGACGATTATCTGTTACGTCCTCTTGGTGAGGGTTTCTTCCGCTTTAATATGCAGTTTGATTTTGACCCAGCTATCAAGGGTGATTTGGAAGTTAAAGCACGTGGTACAGAGAGTCTAATGGCTAATGAAGTACGTAGCCAAAGACTAATGCAGTTCTTGCAGATTGCAAGTAATCCTGCTCTTGCTCCATTTGCTAAGTTCCAGTATGTAATCAGTGAGATTGCAAAGTCAATGGACCTTGACCCTGACAAAGTAACCAACAACATGAGTGAAGCAGCATTGCAAGCTGAACTGATGAAACAGTTCCAAGCACCATTGCCACAAGAACAAGGGGGCATGACACCGCCACCGGGTGCTGACGCAATGGACGCAACAGGTGCTGGTGGTGGAACAATAGGCACTGGTCAAGTACCAGTTCCGGGTGAACAAGGATTTAGTAGTAATGGTGGACAAACAGCAGGTACTCAGCAAACTCAAACCGATGGTGGGCAACAACCGCCAGTGGGAAGCCTTCAGTAGCTACGTAGATATGGCTATTGAACAGCACCAAAAGGTGTTAGAACAATCGGATGATACAATTATGATGCACCGCCAGCAAGGTGCTATTACAGCCTTACGTAAACTAAAGTACCTACGGGATGAAGTAAATGGCTCTGAATGAACAAATGAAGGAAGCTATACAAGCAGATATAGCTGACGAAAGTTCAAAGAAAGAACGCCTAGCAAAGCAAGTTGAGGGTTTAAAATCTACTGGCAAGTTTATTGGCGAAACTGCAGTAGAATCTGTTCCCGGTGTTAGTGAAGCAATAGCGGCAAAAAATGTATCTCGTGACATTAAAGAAGGTGATTATGTAGGTGCAGGTATAGAAACTATTGCTGGATTAGCTGGACTTGCACCAGCAGGTGGTGATGTACTAGCTAAAGGTTTACGGAAGTTTAATAAAACACGTAAGGCGTATAAACTTTTTGTTAAAGGTGAAGATAATAAACTTTATCCTCTTTTTGTAGACGCAGATAAAGAAATAAAACAAGGCGAGTTTTTAGAGGCTAATTTTCCAGATGTGGCATTTAAGGGTAAGCGCAGTGCTACGTCAAAGGAAAGTTTTTATGTGCCAACTAAGGGTGCAAAAAGAAGTAAAGGAGAAAAACGAAAGAAAACTGGCACTGATATAATTATACCAGATGAAAAGACTCGTCAGAAATTAATTAACGCTGGTTTTATAACGGAAAGAGCAGGAAGAACTAAAGAAGCACCTTTTGGAAAAGTAACTGCGGTTGCTGCACGTCCGGGGTTTCATGCTAGTCAGTCACCAGTAGCAACCCATTTAGGCCCAGAAGATTTAAAAATAACAAAAAAAGAAGCGGATAAACTTATTAAAGCTGGCGTAACACCAGAGGCTATTATACGTAAAGGAAATCAGCTTTCCGTAAAAAGACGTGCTGAAGACCAAGTGTTTGCTGAAGTTGATATGGCAGATGACGTAGATTATCAGTCTATGTTAGCTAAAGAGGGTAAGACAGACATCAATGACTATGTACCCAAAGGTGGTAGTTATAGATACTCTGATGGTCAAGCAGACAGTGACCAGTGGGTTGTTGGCGGTGACATGAAGGTTAATAGAGTTTTATCTCGTGAAGAAGCACGGGCTATACAAAAAGAAATGGGCGTAACGGATTTACCGTACAGAGATGAAGTAGAATCTATTTTAGGTAAAAAATTTGCAGAAGGCGGTATGGTAATGGATGACTATCTTGTAGCCAAAACGATGGACCAAACACAAGACTTTGCTAAAGGTGGCATGTCAAAACAAATGGAAATATTTGAGCCTGTAGAACGTGGGTTTGACGATGGTGGGCTAATGCAAGAAGGCGGTTCAGTTGACCCTGAATCAGGCAATGAAGTGCCTGTAGGCTCTACACAAGAAGAAGTGCGTGATGATATTCCTGCTCAATTGAGTGAGGGTGAATTTGTTTTTCCTGCTGATGTAGTACGTTATATAGGTCTTGAAAACTTAATGCGTATGCGTCAAGAAGCTAAGATGGGTCTGGCTCAGATGGAAGCTATGGGTCAGATGGGCAACAGCGAAGAAGCTACAATGCCAGATGACCTGCCATTTGATATGTATGACCTAGAAGTAGAAGATGATGGCGTACAGGATTTTGCACAGGGTGGTGTAGTACAAGCGCAAGTAGGTACGTTTGTGCCGCCTAATCTTGGTACAAATGCAGGTGTATACTACACTCCATCTACAATGCAGAATCAGACAGGTGTTTCTACGACTCCTCAAGCTGCTGCTTCATCCCTATATCAACCACCTACACAGTATACTCCTCCAACACAGCAGTTTGTTCCCACTACAACACAAACAGCACCTTCAGCTAAAGAATTTTTAAAGGGGGATGAGGCAGCAAGTAGAGTAGAGACCATAATTAACCCAGATACTGGTGAAGAAAAACAGATTACGTTTATACCCGGTGTTACACAGATACCTGAAGGATTTATGTTAAAAAGAGATTATCAGCCAGAGGAAAAAGTTACTAGCCAAACATCTAGAACGCAATCTACAGGTGTAATACAGAATGATGATGATGATGACGGTTCTTCACCTTCTTCTACAGGTGGTAGTATTGCGTTTGGTGGAAACCTAAATAAAAAAGGCAATGTTGATAATGCTATAAGAGGAGACCTTTCTTTTAGGGGTGCAAATGCGTTTGCTCCGGGGCTTGGAAAATTTGCTGACCTTCCGGGAATGTTTGCTAGAACTAGGTCTGCAGCAAAAAATGCATTTACTGGTGGTAAATTTGGTCAGCCTATGACCCTTAAAGAAGGTGAAAGTGCTATTATTAGCAATATGGTACAATCAAGACCGGGAGTAAATAGAAGCAGTCCACTTGCTGCGGGTGTAAGTTTGGAGTTACCTTCCAGTTTTTATAATAAATACGTATCTGGTTCTAAGGTAACTCAGAGAAAAACTATGGAAGAAATAGCAAATTACTTGGATAAAAATTACAAGGGTCTAGGTGAAGGTTCTATAATTAACGCTGAACAAATATTAAATGAAATAAACAACGAAAAGAAACAAGCGGATATGGCTGAGAAAGTTGCTGAAGCACAGCGTAAAGCAGAAGATGCTAGACAGATTGCTGATGAACAGGCAAGACAAGATGCTCTAGATAAGGCATTTGGTAAATACGTTGGTGATGCTAGTTCTACTGGATACACTCCCGGTTCAGTCATTGATACAGCTATTAAAGACGCTCAACAATATATGTCTGACAGTGATGATAGTGACGATTTCGGTAGCGATAGTGGTGGTTCAATCTATGATGGTGGTAGTTATGACCCAACTGGCGGTGCAGGTTACGGAACAGGTACAGATTGCTTAACTGAAAAAATGAAAGTTAAGTTAAATGGTATGGTTGATTTTGTAACTAATGTAAAAGTTGGTGACATTATTGATAGCTTCAGAGTTAAAGAAGTTATACACAAACATATGAGAAATGGTTATTTTGTAATTAACAATGAACTTGAAATTACTAATGACCACCCTGTACTAGCTAACGGCACATGGACTAAGCCAGAAGAACTGCATGTTGGTGATTACATTAATCATGTTAAGGTAGAGTCAATTAAATATATTGACCGTGTGACCCCTACAGTATCCATCATAGTTGATGGTGACAGCTTCAATGTATACACTGAGAACAATACATACACTGTTCATGGCAGATACAAAGAAGTGAGACAACAAGCTGCGTGAGGTGCTTGTAAAACAACCTCATTAACAATGGCTACCTAACCCCCCAACACTGGCTACGGTTAGCCCCATAAGGAGAAGACAATGGCTGAAGCAGCTATTATGGCAGAAGAAATGCAACCAGAAAAGAAAGTTGCATTTGCAAGTAAACCTTACTCACAGGAAGAAAAACTAAAACGTGATGAGGAAGAGTTAGAACAACTTTTAAAAGAGCAACGTGGTGAAGTACAAGAGGCTGCACCTGAACAGCAAGAAGAAGAGCCTACTAACGCAGAAGAAAAAACATTTAAGAAGCGTTACTCTGATTTACGTAGGCATCAGCAAAAACAGTCAGAAGACTTTAAAAAAGAGATTGACGAATTGAAACGTCAACTTGGCGAAGCTACTAAGAAGGAAATGAAACTGCCTAAGTCTGATGAGGACATTGAACAATGGGCAGCAGACTACCCAGATGTAGCAGCTATCGTAGAAACAATCGCTATGAAGAAAGCACGTGAACAGTCTACTGCACTGGAAGAACGTATGAAGGTGATTGATGAGATGCAGATGTCTGCCTCAAAAGAAAAAGCAGAAGCTGAGTTGATGAGACTGCATCCTGACTTTGGAGACATTCGTGATAGCGATGATTTCCATGAGTGGGCAGAAGAACAACCTAAGTGGGTACAGGATGCACTCTACGAAAATGATAATGATGCTCGTTCTGCAGCACGGGCTATTGACTTGTACAAAGCAGATAGGGGCATTAAAAGTGAAAAAACATCTAAGAAAACTAAAGGTGCTGCTGAAGCAGTGTCCACTAAAGGCAGTAGAAGCGCACCTCAAGCAGATGAAACTTCCACTTATATAAGGGAGTCACAAGTTCAAAAAATGTCTGCTCAAGAGTACGAAAAGAAATCTGACGAAATTATGGAGGCTATCCGTACAGGAAAGTTTATCTATGATATTTCTGGCTCTGCCAGATAAAAAAGTGTTGACAAGTAGTTATTTTTATGTATAACTATAGTTAACTAAGAGTGTACGTGTAGCGCAATATGTACACTCTAAATCGCAAACAGTCTCAGTCTTACGGATTACCTGACGAGTTTGGCCTGTTGAATAGTAGGGCGGCCACCTTACTAGAATACACACCCGAATGAATTAGCCTCTGATTAGTCTGGTAAGTTTGCATCTGTTAAATCGTGAAACTAAACCTACTAAGGAGATGGTACTATGGCGTTTAATACCGCTGCAGGGTACGGTAATCTTCCTAACGGTAACTTTTCACCTGTAATCTACAGCAAACAGGTGCAGCTTGCTTTCCGCAAGTCTGCTGTTGCTGAAGCAATCACAAACTCCGATTACTTCGGTGAGATTGCTAATATGGGTGATTCCGTTAAGATTATCAAAGAACCCGAAATCACAGTTCAAGAATATGCTCGTGGAACACAAATTACTCCACAAGACTTGGATGATGAAGACTTTAGCCTGACAATTGACAAAGCTAACTACTTTGCATTTAAGGTTGATGATATTGAAGAGGCACACTCACACGTTAACTTCCAGAATCTGGCAAGTGACCGTGCTGCATATCGCCTTGCTGACCAGTATGACCAAGACGTTCTTGGCTACCTGTCAGGTTACAAGCAAGCTGCACTTAGTTCTGTAGCAAGCACAGCCAACACAACCGTAAACGGTTCAAAGGCTGTATCAACTGCAGGTTCAGACGAACTGTTGGCATCAATGAAACTAGAAGCTGATGACTTTGGTGGTTCATCAGGTTCATCAATTGGTATCCAGCCACGTCTGCCGGGTGCTACTGGCGTACCGGGTTCAGGTAATGCTAACCCAACAATGGTTATTGCACGTATGGCACGTCTGTTGGACCAACAGAATGTTGATACACAAGGCCGTTGGCTTGTTGTAGACCCAGTATTTATTGAAGTACTGAAGGACGAAGACTCAAAACTTCTAAACTCAGACTTTGGTGGTTCTGGTCTACAGAATGGACTTGTTGTAA